TTCCAAACAACCACCCTATAGACTTTAATGAATTGTCGGATCGTTTTGATTGAACATTGTTTGATACTTCCACCGATCTTCCTCCTTTGCCTTAAAAAATGAAAATGTAAATAATTCATCTCCTCTATAAATCGCTACAGCTAAGCCAGAATTAATTGTCTCTTTCATTCTATATAATATTTCATCAACAGAATCAGATACACTCGAACAAAAATATTCATCAAAATCATCTGGGTCTAAATTGCTAGGCAATTTAACGACAGTATAAAAATTAACATTTTTATCTCCCTCTTGTGTTTTCACTAACATTCTCACTTCAATTGAAGGTGTCATATCTGTCCATACTCTTCTATTAATCTCTTTAGGTACCATTTTGCTTTATTTAAATCCTCTACTTCGTTTTTATCTCTATATCTCCAAATGTATTTAATAATATTACCTTGAAGATAATATTGATACCCTTCACCCGTTGCTGACCTTATGGCATCAATACATTCAATTTCACTTTTAGTATAATGTGATGGGTTATTTACATTATCTTTCTTCATGTTTACCTCTCACATCATTCACCATGTCATCTACTCTACCCTTATTCCACAAATAATTCAAATAACATGCTGCTTTATACTTCGTCCAAGAAAAATCAAACCCTGAAACTATGACACCATTACGACCTAACATCTCTCTTTGCTTGTCACTCATTCTTTCATTGAGCCATCTTCTGCCCTTCTTAGCACTATTGCTATCTTCTATCTCTCTAAGGAAGTCATCAGCAGAAGCAATTGCTTGTTTTCGTGTTCCAATACTTATCATTCTTATATGACCACCAGATTTCTTAACAAGACCACATGATAATTCACCAACATCAATGACCATAGAAAAGCCATTGAACCCTGTAGCTGTTACACATTTTCCTGTGCCAAATATATCCACCCATCTAAAAGGTGATCTATCCAGAAGATCAACTTCTGTCATAGAGAACTCTTCCAACTGTGAGTTATCATTACTACCAAACTCAAAACCACACATAGGACATTCTCTGACACCCAAAGGCACTACTGAATTACACTCTGGACAAACCTTCTCAGGTGCATCACCCTGTAACTCTGACTGTGAACCCTCTAAGTTTACCTCTTCTTCGAGTGAGCCATGTGTCAAAACAGATGTACCAAAGTCAAGAACAACACAATCTGTCTTGACAATATCTGGATGTTCATTCTGGTCTATAGTTCGCAAACCACGACCTATCATCTGAACCATTGTTGATTTATACGAACAAGGACGGGTTAGAACAATACAGGATACAGGAGGTGAGTCAAACCCCTCTGTTAGTACAGATACGTTGACTACGACCTGTGTATCCCCACTTGACAAATCCTCCAAAATCTCCCGTCTTTCAGTTTTGTCTGTGTTCCCTGTAACTATCTTTGCATTGACACCTTCTTCTACAAATTCCTGACATAAATCTTCTGCATGTGCAATTGTCGAACAAAACACCACAGTCTTTCTGCCGTTTGCTTTATCTACCCATTCGCTTACAACCCTTTGATTGATTGCTCGTTTATTCATAATACGAGCTACTTGATCCATATCAAAATCAACCACTGTCTTCCGAACATTTTCAAGTTCAGAACGTACGCCCACGTCAATGACGTAGGTTTTTGGGGTGACAAGAAAACCCTCACGAATAAGGGTTGATATTTCGATCTGGTGGGAACAATTGGTGAAGACTTCACGTAAACCTTTCTTATCCCCACGATTAGGCGTAGCAGTGAACCCAACGATCTCAACCTTATCATTAATTTCTTTAGCATAATTTATAATCCGAGTGTAAGTATCGGCTACGACATGATGGCTTTCGTCAACAACAATCATATCCATAACCTTCATGTTATCTAAATTGTTTGGTCTGGATAATGTCTGCACCATAGAAAATACAGCATCTCCATTCCAATCTTTCTCTTCAGCATTGACAATGCTGGTTAATATATTAGGATTTATGCGTTTAAATTTATCCATATTCTGATTGACCAGCTCATCTCTGTGCTGCAGAACCAGAACATTTCTTCGGGTTTGACAGCGTTGACCGATCAAAGCAGAAAGCATTATTGTTTTGCCTGCACCCGTTGGTGCAACAACAACAGTGTTGCCGTGCTTATCCAAAGCATCTATAGCTGAATTAACAGCAATCTCTTGATATGGTCTTAAAAGCATAAAACTCCTTTCTCTTAATTAAATTACTCAACTGCCTTAACTCACCCCGTCTGATCCTATCTCAGCCAACCTCAACATATCGCACCCCAACAGCCAGAACGCAACATAACACACCTCGCATGAAAGCAACCAACCTAAACTGCCTGAACAAACCCCAACTTAAAGTACCTCTCCATGACTCAAATAAAAGCACCAGACCCTAACATAACTGCCTGAACTTATCGCACCCCTACATAGAATATCGCACCTCACCCCAACTGCCTTAACGCAACCAACTCGAACTAACAAGACCACAACTGCCATACCGAAACGCAACTGAACTCAACGCAACTCTCCTCACCTCAACCATAACTGCCTAAACGTAATGAAACGCAACGCAACGCAACTGCCCTGAACGCACCTCGACTGCCATACCGAAACATAATAGAACTTAACCAACCGAACCCTAGCCGACCCAAACGAACTGCAACATAACTGTCTTAACTGATCCGAACTGATCCAAGCAAACCCAACCCCTACTGAACTGCCGTAACCTAACATATCCCATCGCAACATATCCTAACTGATCTGACCCCTCCTCAACACGACACAACAGCCTTAACAGAACATACCCCACAGCAACAAAACATACCTCACCCCTACTTTCCGTTTGTTAACTGCCTTAAAAAAAGTGAGGCTATACAGCCTCACTCTCCACACTATGTTCTTCTAAAGAATCTGCCACTTCTCTAAGATTATCTATCTCAACATTTTTTATGACACAGATACCCTCATGTCTATTGACCCAAGCCCTTAGTTCTCTACAGGCTTGACGACATAATTCAGCAACAATTTCAGGATCTTCCAAATCAAACTTTTGATAACCACCACCTTGTGCTCTACCATCTATGGGCGATATATAACTAGGAAACCTCAATATCTTTGGTTCGCTAATACCAATACTATTAGTAGCATCAATAGATTGAGAAGGAACATCTTTATATTGAATAGTTATCCTACAACCTGAAAAAAACTGACGAATTTGTTGTATTCTATATTTAATCGCAGCTTTTTCATCATCCCATTCCAATACTTTATACATTGGGTGATTAGGTTGTGTAGACAACCATTCGTGAAACTCGGCAGGAACAATAGTGTTCCTGCCTGTTTGATTTAGATAATCATCAACAATTTCTTGACGATCTTTTTTGCCAAATCTTTTAGGTTTAGCCATTAAGCAACTTCCTTAATGACAGCCGCTCTTTTGAGCCTTTCTTGTGTGATTGCCTCGTAAAGATCGTGACTCATGTTATCGTGTGACTCCATTTCTGGATTATTGACAGCAAGTTTTTGGCAAGTAGCACCTTCTTCCTTAACAATTTTATCCCACAATTTAAGGTCTTCTTTTGTTTGGACAATTTTATATCCACCCATAGGACCACCTTTTTCAATTCGCCAATCACCCAAGCCACATAACGTGCCTGCATTAACAAGCAATGCCGTAATGTCATGCTGACTAAATGTAGGATTGATATAACGAACTGTAACTTGAGTGCACCAATTAGGCAATTTACCACGAGTACGAATATCAGGTGTTCTATTTATATCAGAAGAACGAACAACCGACATATTCATATAAGGTTTACCCCATATATTAATGTGTTCACCTACAACGTAGATACCACGATTGATACTAGCTTTAGTTACACCAGCAGTTTCAAGAGCCGCAGTTGCCATACCTCTCTTAATCCCCGTAGATGGGAAACTAAGATAAGCATTATCACTGCCGTTGATATATAAACTATCTACAAACTCCTCTTCAGGATTATGTTTAATCTCCTTTTTTTGAGCGGCAGTTTTCTTAGCTGCTCCCATCAGCAAAGTTTTTTGTGCCTTTAAAGACATTGAATTATAAATTAAAGGTGCAGTGCCTATAATCTTAAAATAAGCCTCTGTCTGTTGTAATGGTTCAATATTTAAACCCATTTCATTTACTGTAGTTTTTTTAGCAACCATAATTGCCTCCTTTCGTTAAATTAAAATTAAAACTGAGGGGTATAACCATACACAAGCATGTCTTTCCACCCCTCTGGTGGTCTTTGAAACGATCAGTTTTCCTCAAAACTTTACGTTTCTCACCAAAGACTTTAAAAACTGCACTTTTGATACAGAAAATCCTACACTATTCTCAAACGCAGTTTTCTTAGTTAAGAACTCCTCATTCTCTTCATCACTAAAAGTAATGTTAACAGAATAAGGTGTTCTCTGTTTCTTCCTCAACGATTGTCTCCTTGCATATTCTTTTGCAGACAAATCAGGACTAAGCTCAGTATCTTTGTCTTCCATTACTTCGCCCAATCTGGCACATTGCCACTCTGACTTTGTTGAGGTTGTGCTTGTGGAGCAACAGGTGGTGTAGGATTAGATCCACCAATGTAACCTGTTTGATTAGGAGTCAAAGGAATAATCAATCTGTTACGATCTGCATATCCATTTGTTCCCTTTTCAATACCAATCTTTATACACAATTCCATAGCATTTAAATCTTCAATACTATTAAGCTGTCTAGCTTGTTGTGCGTTTGGTGTTGTATCATCAGGATTAATGTTACGAGCACTTTCTATAATAGATCGCATAGTTCTTAAACCAATTTCTTTTGCAACAGGAACATTACGATCACTCATCTTGTCACCATCAACAAAAATTCTATGCCAAACTTTACGTCCATTATAGTCACCACCTGTGATAGTAAATACGACAGGCATCCACTTTGCCCTGCCACCACCTTGTGATGATTTGAAAAAGTTACCTCTACCGAACTCAGGAACTTCTACATCCCCACCTTCAAGTTGCAAAGTAACTCTTGCAATAGTGTTTTCTGGAATAAGTTCAAACTCTCCAGATGAACCAGAACTAGGTTCTATGTTATTAAAATTTATAGACATTATTTACCTCCTTCTTCTTTTATACTAAAATCTAATTTTCTTTCTTGGATTGGTTGGTTGCCTGACATTTTGTTAAGCAACTTACCTAGATGAGGCTCTTCAATTAATTCGAGTTTGCCTGATCTATCTTTTGCAGGATACCCCCACTCATTAAGAGTGTGACAAATAAATGCACGATAAGCTCCTGTGTCTTCTGTAGCTGGCATAATAGCCATAGTAATAACTTCGTCTACAATGCCTGGTAATTCTCGTCCTGTCTTAGAACCTTCTATTTGAAGATCATAAGTAGAGCGACCATAATCATCTACCTTGCTATCTAAAATACCTACGAATATAACATTCTTATCTAAGATATGTTGTAGGTGAGTTAGCCAAGACATCATTTCTCTACCCTGCATGCCATAGACAGCACGAGTATCTAAACGACCACTTGAAGTTTTACAATCTGGTTGACCTTGACACCATTGGAAACAAAGACGACCAGCAACAGTAATACTGTCCACAAATATTGTATCAAACTTATCTAACATTTCTGTGGGATTACCATACTCCTGACAAACTCTTTCGTAGTGACTAGCAGAGTATATTTGATCTTCGTTGAGTGCAGGATTTGCACCACCAAGATAACATGCAAAGTCACGACATTCTTCCCAAGTTCTAGGACGGATAACGTCTACGGGCCATCCTTGAATAGCGGCATCTCCTGCCTCTAAATCCATGAACAAAGTTTTATCAGAGTCAAGTGTTTTAACAAGGGTGGTTTTACCCACACCACTTACACCACCAATAACTATTTTGTGTCCTCGTTTTTCTTTGAGTCGATCTTCTGCTGAAACAATTTTAAATGCCATTATTCAATCTCCTCAAAAGTTACTTTGATACCTTGAAGGCTAACTGTTCTAAATTCTTTTAGCTTTTCCTGCACCTCTGGTACAGCATTAGCAAATTTAGCCTCTGGAACTGTTATGCTAACTTTAGCATAGTGAGCCGCGTCTTGTGGTGGCAAAGTTTCTAAGAAGTCTCTTAAACCATCTTTTTCCCAATCCACCTTCTTACGCATCTCAATTTTTATTTTATAATTATTTTCGATTAGAGTTGCAGTACCAAAATCTTTACCTTCTTGCTTTAACATCTCTTTAGCAGTATCAGAATATCTGCTCTCAAGTGATTTGTTAAAATCTTCCAACTCTTTCTTAGCTTGCTCGTAATTAAGAACTAAAGTTTCTTTATGCGTTGCTAAGCTCTCTGCGATAGTAGCTATTGCTGTCATAAATCCTCCTTCCTGTTTAATGATTAAAAAACCTTACCCATTAAATGTATGGGATTTATACGGAAATAGCAAGTACTTATTTTATTTTTTTTTAGAAATCTTTATATTTATATTGTATATTGCTTTCATCAGCTTTTTTTTAATAATGAAATCAGTGGTTTGTACACCCTTGGCATCTTCAACAATTTCTTCTTCTGAGCCATCTTCATTGACTAATATGTAAACAAAGTCTGCAATATAACGACAAATTTTTTGATCGTTAATTACAATATCATATTTAATTTGACGTTGTAAATCTTTCACTACTCCTGCTAATGACATAGATGAAAGTTGTCCATAACGCTCTGCTTCCCATTTGGAATCAAACTTAAATCCCATAAACTCAGTTTTTTTAGCGTTATACTTATTGTACTTCCCATACTGTCTAGGATAGTGTATACTTTTTTTAATCATATCTTAGAAAGGATACATGAGATGGCTTCAAATGAAAAGTGGAAAAGTGTTAGTGTAAATGTAGATACTTATGCAAAAATAAAAAAGATAGCACAAGATGAAGACAGGAAAATAGGTCAACAAATATCTAACCTTGTCAAGAAAGAGTATGAAAAAAGATATACTAATTTAGGTATTGGCTCTGCTAAGCAGGTGTAACTTCTTCCATACGTTTACATAAACGCTCTGCCCGATTTGGCACCTGCTTATGCCACCTGGAATCACGCATCTGATTGGCACTTTCCTGCCACCTACCATCCATGACAGCTTGTATATGTTTACGAAACTTGCTGTATCTTGGTCTGCCAAGGTTAAACATCATGTTTGCTATGATCTGTTTTACTTCTTCTGGTAACTTATCCCAATCATCATAAACTTTTTTACAGTCTTGTATGACGCTTTGTATATCTTGTTCAAAAAGTTCTGTAACTCTGTCCTCGGATATTTCTGCACCTAACTCTAAATCGTATTCTGGTTCGTCTTCACGACACAGATGACCTATGCCGCACGTTTTCAGCGAAAGGTGATCAAGGTATGTTTCATATTTGACCCCCTCATCAATGATGAGTTGATCTTTTAATTTTGATATGTCCATTATATTTTTCCTTGATTTAATCTTTTTGCTATAAATTGTGTATTCGGATTAGAGCCTATAATTGACGGATTTGTAGCTAAACTTGATGCTGGTTGAGCTACGTTTACTTGTCCTAAACCAAAAGCTGGATTAGGCTGTGATATATTTTTTTGTAAATTTGACAGTTGACTTCCTAACTGTTGCACTTGTGGTGTATTTTTAATTACAGCTTTTACTTGACTNTTTGCTTCATCTACACCTGATTGTGTTTGTTGAACGGCTGTTTGTCTTAATCCTCTTAAAACAGTATTCCAAGCATTAGCTAAGAATTTTG